ATCAGGAACATCAGGTTCAAGTGGTTCTTCAGGTTCTTCAGGTTCCTCAGGAGTTTCAGGTACAAGTGGTTCATCAGGTTCTTCAGGAACATCAGGTTCAAGTGGTACATCAGGTTCTTCAGGAACTTCAGGTTCAAGCGGTTCATCAGGTACTTCAGGTTCATCAGGAAGTTCAGGAACCTCTGGTTCAAGTGGTTCATCAGGAAGTTCAGGCTCATCAGGAGTTTCAGGTACTTCAGGTTCAAGTGGAACATCAGGTTCAAGTGGTTCAAGCGGTTCATCAGGAAGTTCAGGAACATCAGGTTCAAGTGGTTCTTCAGGTTCTTCAGGTTCCTCAGGAGTTTCAGGAACATCAGGTTCAAGTGGTTCTTCAGGGACTAGCGGAAGTTCAGGTTCAAGTGGTTCTTCAGGAACTTCAGGTTCATCAGGAGTTTCAGGAACTTCAGGTTCAAGTGGTTCTTCGGGAACATCTGGCTCAAGTGGTTCTTCAGGAACTAGCGGTAGCTCAGGAAGTTCAGGAACATCTGGTTCAAGTGGTACATCGGGTTCTTCAGGAACATCAGGTTCAAGCGGTTCTTCAGGAACATCTGGTTCAAGTGGTTCTTCGGGAACTTCAGGTTCGAGCGGGACTAGCGGTTCTTCAGGTTCATCAGGAACATCGGGTTCTTCAGGAACTAGCGGAAGCTCAGGTTCTTCGGGAACTTCAGGTTCGAGCGGGACTAGCGGTTCTTCAGGTTCAAGTGGTACTAGCGGTTCATCAGGGACTAGCGGAAGTTCAGGTTCAAGTGGTTCGTCAGGAAGTTCAGGTTCTTCAGGAGTTTCAGGTACTTCAGGCTCATCAGGAACATCTGGCTCAAGTGGTTCTTCAGGAAGTTCAGGTTCAAGTGGTTCTTCAGGAGTTTCAGGTACTTCAGGTTCATCAGGGACTAGCGGAAGTTCAGGTTCAAGTGGTTCGTCAGGAAGTTCAGGTTCAAGTGGTTCTTCAGGAGTTTCAGGTACTTCAGGCTCATCAGGAACATCTGGCTCAAGTGGTTCTTCAGGAGTTTCAGGAACTAGCGGAAGTTCAGGCTCATCAGGAACTTCAGGTTCTTCAGGTTCTTCAGGAAGTTCAGGTTCAAGTGGTTCTTCAGGAACTAGTGGAAGTTCAGGTTCAAGTGGTTCTTCGGGAAGCTCAGGTTCTTCAGGTTCAAGTGGAACATCTGGTTCAAGTGGTACATCGGGTGGTTCATCATGTATTTCTTGGAGGTATGATAGTGGTGCGGGAACAACTCCTGGTAGTGGTAGCGTAAATTACAACACATCATCATTTAGTACAGTTGCTACAATGTATGTGAATATTACTTCAACTACTCCAGGATTAAACACAACAAATTGGTGGGCGGCACTTAAAACACAAATTGATACATTTGGTTCAAGTTCTGCTTGGTTATTGATTACCGAATTATCAACTGGTTTATCAGGACAATATCGAGTTACAACTTGTAGTGTACCTTCAGGTGGTGTTGTTACCGTTGGATTAACAATACAAAACGGTTCGGGTACAGCACTTACAAATGCTACACTTCATTGTATTTCATGGCAAACGGCAGGAAACGGAAGTTCAGGTTCAAGTGGTACATCAGGTTCATCAGGAACTTCAGGTTCAAGAGGTACATCAGGTACATCAGGTTCAAGTGGTTCTTCAGGTTCAAGTGGTTCTTCAGGAACTTCAGGTTCTTCAGGTTCAAGTGGTTCTTCAGGTTCAAGTGGTTCATCAGGTTCATCAGGTACTTCAGGTGGTCTAACTTTAGTTAACTCTCAATATACCGCTGTTGCAGCAAATGCTAATACCACGGCAGACCAACAATTAATGGCTTATTCGTTTAACGCAAATGCTTTCAATACATTAGGTAAGACATTACAAGTATGGGCGTCAGGTACATTTACTGTTGGTGTAACATCTGTGGTTGTATTTAGAGTAAAATATGGGGCAACAACAGTTGCGACGGTTACAGTACAACCATCCCCAATTACCGCAACTGTGACGGACGCACCTTGGAATTTAGAGTTTGTTGCAATAACTTCAGCGACTGGGGCATCAGGAACACTTGAAATTTCTTATACTTGGAACGTTAAATCTACAGCTGGTGGTGGTATAACAAGTGTTTATATTCCCGCAACCACCGCAGCGTCAAGTGCTATTGATTTAACAGCGTCCCAAGCGGTGAGTATTACGGTATCATTTAGTTCGGCGAGTACTTCAAATATTGGAAGACAAAGACAAATGGTATCTCAAATTATTAACTAATGATTTGAATATAATATAAATAAAAAGGGGGTCGAAACAACCCCCTTTTTTTATTGACTAAACTTAAAAAGGTCATTATCTTTTCTAAAAGAAAACGGAATGAAAAATTTAATTATAGGTAACACATCACAACTTTCTTATTATTTTCCCGAAGATTATGTTAGAATATCATCTCGTAATATCGACTACAACTCATTAACCAACAAAAATTGGGACAGGGTTTTTTTGTGTTTTGGTGAATCAAGAAAATACATTACAGATATAAAATTATATGATGATATTAATTTTTATCTAACATTAGAGATTATTGATAAATTAAAACATTGTGTTAAAAGTTTTGTTTTATACTCAAGTTGTGAACTATGGAACCAATACGACGGTGCAATTGACCTGTCAATGCCATTTAATTTCTACCCATCACCATACTTACATTCAAAATATAAGATATCAAAATACGTAATGGAGAATGATGAATACTATAACGTATTTGTTATGTTCCCATTTAATTTCAACTCAACCCATAGAAGTACAAATTTTCTATTCGGGAAAATATTTGACTCGATTATTAATAAAAAAACAATAGAGATTGGTGACACGTATTTTTATCGTGACATCATTCACCCCAAATTTATGGTAGAACAATCCATAAATTCACATAGTCATAAAATTAACGGTGCTGGTAGGACAGTCTTTGTTAATGATTTTATTCGAGACTTATACTCTCATTATGGGTTAAATTATAATGATTATGTGATTGAAAACTTAAACAAATTCAATGAATATGAAATTAGGAAAGAATATTACTTAAAATCAAATGATTGTCAATATTCATATAATCAGTTATTCAAAGATACAATATCAGACATTGATAAAAAGTTCAATCAAGTAAAAGGTATTACTTTATTATAATAAGTTTATTGTCTATTATTCCAATAAATTTATTTAAAGATGAACAGCAATATATACTACATTATTCACAGTACAAGTTTTGGTGACACATTGGCGTCAACCCCAACTCTTAGGTATTTGTCTAAATCTCACAGACAAAAAATAAACATAGTAACACATAGAAAAGATGTTTTTATTAATAATCCATATGTTAGAAATGTTTTAAGTTTTGATGAATATTTTAGTCTCAACTTATCTAACATTATCAAATACGAAAGTCATACATTTGCGGGACAACGAGATGGTAATGGAATTGAAAAGAAATTTTCACATATGGATGTTAGACAAATTCATGCTATTGATTTAGGATTTCAATTACCAAATGAGGATTTAGAATATGATTTTAATCCTGAACCATTATCTTTAGATATTGAATTACCTGAAAGATATGTTGTTTTACACGTAACAACAAATTGGCCAAATCGTACTTGGGCTTACAATAATTGGGTTGAGTTAATTAAGTGGTTAAAAGAAAATAATATCTTTACGGTATTGGTAGGTGCGGGATATAAAGAAGAGTTGCATCGTTCTTATAGTGATGGACCATTGGTAAAAGATTGTCCAATGTTCGATAACTATTATGGATTAGATTTAACAAACAAAGGAAGTATGGGAGATATGTGGTGGGTAATTAATAAATCACAATGTATTGTAACAATGGATTCAGGTCCCCTACATTTAGCTAGTTGTACCGACGCTCATATAATTCAATTAGGTAGTGCTATTAATCCAGCATTTAAAAGATTTTATAGAAATGGTGATTGGAATTACAAATACCACTTTTTAGGTGGTTCTTGTAAATTATTCTGCAACACTAACTTATTCTATAATGTTAAAGAATGGGGTGATATTAATTCGGTACCACCGCAACCAAATTGTTTGGAACACAAACCAACATTTGAATGTCATCCACAAATTGATGAGGTTATCAACAAATTAAAAGAAATTTTATAATAAAATGAATAAAGAAGAAAGAATTAAAATGGATAAAGAAGAAAGAATTAAAATATTGAAAGACTCATATCGAATGTTTCATATCGAAAATGATGATAATGGTGTAAATAGAACTTTAGGTTTATTTATGTTGGCTGAAGAAATAATGAAGACCGATTTTATTGTTGCAGAAATTGGGTCATTTTGTGGTGTCAGTAGTGAAGTGTTGGCATTACATTGTAAAAAAATATATTGTATTGATACTTGGAATGATTGGTCTGGTGATGGTATTATCTACCAAGCAATGGAAAAATTTGACAATATGAAATCAATGTATCCTCATGTGGAAAAATTACATATGACAGGTGAGGATGGTTCTAAACTTTTTTCTGACGAATATTTTGATTTAGTTTATATTGACGCTTCTCATTGGTATGATGATGTTATTTTTGATATTAAAACATGGTTACCAAAAATAAAAAACGGAGGTTATTTAGCTGGTCATGATTATGTATCAGGTATTGATACATTTAACGCTGTTAATGATTTTTTTGGTAAAACTCATTCAATAACTGTATACCCTGATTCATCTTGGGTAATAAAAAAGTGTAATTGATAACCTAAAATAAATTTTATAATATATGAATAATATTAAATTTGGTATCTACACGACATTTTATAATTGTGAACGGTTTATAGATGGAATATTCACATCAATAGAGATGTTGAATTACGATAACTTTGAATGGCATATAACAGATGATTATTCAAAGGATAATACTAAAAGTTTGGTATTAGATAGATTAGAACAAAGTCCATTAAAACATAAAATTGTTTACTACGAACAATCAGAAAAAAAACAAATGTATTGGAAACCAAATGAGTTTTTTGATGATACATTTGAATGGATTATTTTGGTAGATGCGGATGACGATTTTGATACGAATTTTTTAAACATATATAATAGTTTCTTATATGGAAGAAATGATGTTTCTTTAGTTTCATCTGATTTCATTAAAATTAATGAAAGTAATAATTCAACACACTCAATATCATATATTATAAATAGTGATATTATGTCAAATAAAATTAACCAATATCACCCATCTTGTGATTATCTAAATAACATTAGTTATTCTTGTTTTGGTCACCTTAGAGGGTTTAGAAATATAATACCATCATTTGATGTTGATGATATGTTAGCATGTGCTGAAGACAGTTATCATGTGTTTTGGGCAAATTCTTTTGGAAAATATTTACACATACCAAGACCGTTATATCTATGGAAACTTAGAGATGATTCAGAATCTCATAGTAAATCAATACCCGCAAACTTTAACGGGAACTTTAATATTGCATTAAACAAACTCAATCAAAGTGATGGCGGGGTTGATAAAATGTTTAACGACATTTATCTTGAAACATCAACTTTAACATCATATGAATTTGATAAATTAAAAGGTGAAAGGGTATCATTATGGACAAGAGTTTTATCTCAGGGTCAAAAAGATATGTTGAAGAAACTATATTATGATGTCGAGTTGGTTTTTAATGACTTAACTGCAGAAATACATCTTTTCGCCTTAAATTATTTTAATGAAAATGATTTAGATAAGGTATTAGAAAAATTGAAAGGTAAAAAAATGATGTTTTATTATCAAAATCAAAATTACCATGAAACCAATGAACAAAAAGAAAATGAGTTACAAGCTCAATTACATAAACATCTAAACATTATTGGTAAACACACCGAATATAGTTGGTGGACATATATCAGACATTTTATTATTAAAAATTAATATGGATAAAAAAGTTTTTTTAAATTTATCGGAGTGTTATGCTATGGGAGATACCCTATGTTCAACACCCACCGTTCGTAAGTTATATGAAAGTTATGGGAAAAAGATTTACGTTGTAACTTATTTTCCTGAATTATTTGATAATAACCCATATGTTGAAAACACATATCGCCCAAATACCATTAACATAGACCATTTAAGAGAAAACTTTATTGTTCATACGACTTTTGATATTTTGGGGAATAAAACTGAGAGGAATGTTGAGTATAAACATGCCCGTATTGATATCCGTCAATATCATGCGGTTAGTTTGGGGTTCATGTTGTCACCCGATGAGATGGAATGTAATTACTACCCTAACGAATATGAACCAATTGAAAATTTACCTGAAAAATATGTTTTAATTCATCCAGTTCAAACGTGGAATAATAGAACATGGTCTTCATCAAATTGGATGAAACTAACCCAAAAATTGAATGAAATCGGTGTATCAGTGGTTTCAATAGGTAAAGATAGTTCAGAAAAAGGATTCTTTAATATCGACAAACCAACCTTCAATTTTGAAATTAAAAACGGATTAAACTTAATGAATCAAACTAGTTTATCACAAGCTTGGCATTTAATAGACAAGTCGTTATGTTTTATTACGATGGATTCGGGTTTATTGCATTTGGCAGGTACCACTGATGCGGAAATTATTATGTTAGGAAGTGCGATTAAACCTGAATTTAGAAAACCTTACAGACAAGGTTCACAAGATTATAAATTGTCTTATATTTTGGGTGGGTGTGATTTACACTGTTGTTCTGATATGAAACATGGAGTTAAAGAGTGGGGGGACATTCAAGGAGTCCCACCATTAATTGGATGTTTGGAGAATAAAAAAACATTTGAATGTCACCCATCTGTTAATCAAATAGTTGAAAAAATAAAAAAAATAATATATTAAATAATGGAACATTTTTATCAAAACGTAGGTGAAGATTGGATGGATTTCCAAGAATTATATTCTGATATGGTTAATCACTTTTCAGATAATTCTCATTTTGTTGAGGTCGGTTCTTGGAAAGGAAGAAGTGCATCTTATATGGCAGTTGAAATCATTAACTCAGGGAAAAAAATTAAATTTGATTGCGTGGATACATGGTTAGGTTCAATTGAACATATTGAACCAAGTTCTCCTTTCTTTGTAAAAGAATTAATTACTGATATGGATTGGTTATATTATGATTTTTTAAATAACACTCGTCCTGTATGTGATGTGATTAACCCAATAAGGTCGTCATCATTAAATTCGGTTAATTTGTATCAAAATAGAAGTTTAGATTTTGTCTTTATTGATGCTTCACACGAATATGAAGATGTTAAAAAAGATATATTAGCTTGGTACCCTAAAGTTAAAAAAGGTGGATTTATTGGAGGTCATGATTACACAACTTTTGAAGGTGTTACGCGAGCGGTAAACGAATTAATAATAAATAAAGGAATGAATTATAACTTAAAAAACAGTTATTGGATTCATAGAAAATAAAATTTGTGTTATGAGAATAGGAATATTATTTACAATATATAATTGTGAGAAATATGTGGATGATTGTTTAAAACCATGGTTTAATCTAAAACAAAAATATGATATCACAATGGCATGCACAAGTGGTATGTTTAAACCTTATTTACAATTAGGATTTAAACCTAAAAATAAAACAACATTACAAAAACTAATACAATATGATATTGATTATCTAATATCTACAGGGTCAAAGTCAAACATTGATGAAGACAGAAGTCGTAATACCGCTCTTAATTTTTTAAAAGAGGATTGTGATATTATATGGATAGTTGACGGAGATGAATTTTACACTGAAACTGAAATAGAGAGTATAATTAATTATGTTAACCAAACACCTGAATTTGATTGGTACTCAATTAATTTTAAAAATTATACATTCACAGAAAAAACATTCATTGATGGATTTTGTCCCCCAAGAATTTTTAGGACTAATAGAAATGACGGAATAAAAGAATTTTATTTTGATAATCATATATCGTATAATAATGGGGATTCTTTTGAGATTAAACCCAATCAATCAATCCCAAGAAATATTGCTTGGGTAAAACATTATTCATGGTTAACTGAAGATTCAAGGTCTATGGAAAAAGTTAAATATCAAAATCAAAGATTTGTTGGAGGATGTGCGTTTAAATGGGATGAGGATTATCAAAATTTGGAATTTAATGAAGAATTTTATAATAGTCGAAATTTAGAACAACCAATATTACATGAAACAATAGATAAATTATCCAAAGATTTTAGTATTGATTTTTCAAGGTCTGACAGTTTATTCTTAGTAAACAATGTAGAAAATAACTTAACCGCAGATTTTAAAATTTACAACGGTCAATCAGGTAATCTAATGTATCAAACAACCTTGAATTTAGAATCAGGTGTTAAATACTTCATATGGTCAGAATTATTTAAAATTTTGGACGTTCAATCCTTTAAAAAATTTAGGATGGAAGTTGTTGTTGACGATAACATAATCCATAATGAATTTATACACATATAACATGAATAATATATTAACTATCAATGAAATTGAAAATAATGGTGTTATCCATTTCACATTTAATGGTGATAACATTCAAGATACTTATGAAATATCAATCATTGATGAGAATACAAATCTCACAGTACATAAATCGTTCTTACCGTTGAGGACTGGAATTTCTGGATGGATATCTACAGGAGAGGCAAACGTTAAACGATTAAAAAATGTGAAATTAACATTACAATACGGTGAAGACCTTATTGAAATACCATTTCAATTTGAAGGACAAAATAGATACTTGGTAATTAACTCAAAACAAATACATCTATCTCATTCGGGAGATGATTTATTTCCTATTGTGTGTGAAATATTTTATGATAAAGTTTATGAAAGGGATTTTGTTAAAGTATCAATTGATGATATCGTTGTTGACATTGGTGCAAACTATGGGGTATTTTCACTATACTCGCAGATGTTCAAACCGAAAAAAGTATATGCTGTTGAGCCAATAAAATCTACATTTGAAAACTTGAAAAAGAATTTAGATGAATATGATGTTGTTTGTATTAATAAAGCAATTAGTGATGAAAATGGTTTTGAAACATTTGCATTGACTAATGTTAATGGTAATAACTTCTCGTTAAAGAATTCAGATGGTTACCATCCGTCAGAAGTAATTAATGTGGAAATTGTTGAGACAATAAGAATTGACCAATTGATTAGTGATTACAATATACCATACATTGACTTTTTAAAGGTTGACTGTGAAGGTGGAGAATTGGATTTGTTCCAAACAATAAATAAAGATTATTTAAAAAATAAAATAAATAAAATTGCATTGGAATATCATTCTATGAATATTCGTGATGCTGTTATTGAAATTTTAAAAAATAATGGATTTATTATTGAAGATGTTGTAGGTTTTGACGATATTGGATTAATATATGCTTATAACCATAGTTTTGTTAAATGATAAAAATGGGTAAAGAATTAATATTAGTTTTAACGTATTGTCCCAATAAAGAGAGGAAAGAAATTTTATTTAATTTTTTAAAACAATTACAAAAATTTAGAAAATCCTACGATATTTTAGTTGCGTCACATACACCTTTAGATAATAATTTTTTTGAGTATTTTGATTATTTTTATTATGATAAAAATAACCATATTTTAACAGATATTGAATACAGACAAAACGGTTGGTTTTCTCCTTTTCATGATTACGTTATATGGAGCAGTTATCTTTCAAGTGGTAATACCATTAAGGCAATTTTAGATTTATTAGTACCGTCTATTGCACTTGCAAAAAATTTAAAATACGAAAAAATACATTATTTTGAGTACGATACAAAAATAAGTGATGATAAAGAATTAGTTGAAAATTCAAAATTATTGGATGAATATGATTATGTGGTATATAATGATAAGGATACCCATGCCTTGGATGGTGCATTTCTTTCTTTCAAAACAGATTTTGTTATTGATGAGTGGAAAGAAAATACTGAAGAAAATTTAATTAAATCATACTTTGGTGTTTACCCAAAAGCACCTGAAGGTATAATATTCAATCAAATAAAAGAACAAAGAAAATTTATTGAGAAAAGTTATCATAATCTTAAATTGAACGGTATTGAACTTAATACCATTCATCAAAATTATTCTAATTGGAACGTACCCTTTTTTGACCCCAACGATTTAAAATTAAAATTTGTGACATTTAATGAGACAAATGAGGATTATGATATAAAGGTCATAGTTAATGGAAGTTTACATAATTTAGGTATAATAAAACCAAAATGTTGGAATATTATTGATTTGTTAGATAATTTTTATGATGTTGAAAACATAATAGTTTTAAAGAATAATCAAAAATTATTAGAGTTAAATTTTAATGATTTAGAGTTTAAAGAAAAGTTCATATATTATAATTCAGCACTCGATAATTCAAGTATATTATAATAATGAAATTTTAAAAATAAAAAAAATGTTAAAGATAAGTTACACGACGATAGTAAATAAAGATTTTGAGCCGTATTTGATGCAATTAATTAAATCCCATCAAATGTTTAGTAGAATAGATTTGACTGTCTACACAATTAATTTTGAAATTAAAAGTAATGAGTATAATAATGTAAACTTTGTTCAATTGTTTGATGAAAATTTACAAGAATTTGATGATACAGGGGAAAACAAATACATTAAAAATGTGTATGAAAAACATAAGTACACTACCTTATTAAAGTCTAAAGCTTTAAAAAAAATTTCGGATTCATATGATTATTATTTTTTCATAGATGCTGATGGACTCCTAACAAAGAATTCCGACACTTTAGTTATTAATACTATAAATGAATTTGGATTCTGTAAGTTCCCAATAAGTGTAAAATATTTTTACGAATATAGTACTACCCACAAATACAAACAAAATGTTTTTGATGAGTTAGGGATGTTTAATCCAAAATCACTAGGATATTATCCACTAATTGAATTATTTAACACAGATTTTAATCGTATCGATTATTTGACAACCTATTGTGTATATTATACAAAAGAATGTATTGAGTTTTTAGATGAAGTTGAAAGGATATGTTTTGATGATAATGTTATAAAAGATTATGATAAGTACCTACCTTTAGGGGATGAAACTGTCTTTAATTACCTTTATTCTAAATATAATTTCAATCAATATATATCTTCTTATCTCTGTTTCGATATTAACCCTGAAGTAGAGATATCAAGGGCATTAAACAATTTAAAATTGATGAACAATTTTGTTTCTTTTATCCATACAAAAAGGTTTATTCCAAATCCACAAGGTGAAAAAAAGTTTAATAATTTAGTTATTGATGATTATGAAAAAATATTTGAAGTATTGAAAGAAACCGAGATTTTGAAATCTAACATCAACATTAATTCTTTCAATAAAAATGGGGAATATGATATCATCAATTTTAACGTAAATGGTGATTATGATTCTAATTTTAATTTGAGGATAGTGTCTTTATTTCGTCCAAATGAAGAGTATTATTTCAATATGAACCTATGTAATGATATTAACTTTTTTGTAGGTAAAAGAAGTGATGTATGGGTAAAAGACTTATACTTAATTATTACATATTTTGATGGATATGCTAATATAATTAAAGATTGTGTTAAAATAAATTAAAATAATAAATGAAAATGAAAAACGAATTATCGATTGAAGAAATTGCAGATTATATCCTTGAAAAGGATTTAATAGATAAAAACATTACTATTCAGGTATACGAAGAAATTGTTCATCTTGGGCATTTTTTAAATAGTTTAAAACCTCACAATATTTTGGAAGTTGGTGCTAGAGGAGGTACCTTCCTACTTTTTAGTAAATTATCTACAGGAACTAAAATCGCCATAGATATGGATAGTGTTTTTAAAGACAGTATATATCTTTCTATGATTGGGGAAGATTTTCATTTTTTAAATGAAAATTCTCAATCGTTTGAAACATTTGAAAAAGTTAAAAATATTTGTCCTCAGTTTGATTTCATTTTTATTGATGGAGACCATTCATATGAAGGTGTTAAAAGAGACTTTGAATTATATAAACAATTATTAAGTCCTCGTGGGTACATTGCGTTTCATGACATTGATTCAAACCATGTATTTAAAGATGTTTATAGTGATGATGAACCAAAAACAGGAAAAGTAAGAAGATTTTGGGAAGAACTTAACTATGGAAGTAAAGTTGAAATTATTTGTCAAAAATCAAATGGAAAGGGATACGTACCCTATAACGATTCGATTAAAGAACATTTTGGTGGGATTGGTATTTGGAGACCTTAAAAATAATAATTAATTATGAAAACACTATTAATAATAACGCCGCACATGTCAACAGGAGGATGTCCTCAGGTAGTTGCTAAAAAAGTGGAATTACTTAAAGATTACTATAATATTGTTGTTGTTGAGTGGGAGTGCGTAGCGTGGGCTTATGTAGTTCAAAGAAACCGAGTTATTGATATGATTGGTGATAAATTTATAACTTTATCTGAAAATAAAGAATATGATTTGTTTAATATAATTGAAGACTATAAAGTTGATTACATTATGATTGAGGAGTTTTCAGAAACTTTTATGCCAATGCATATTGTTAAAAGATTATATTCAAAAAATCGAAAGTATAAAATATTTGAAACAACACATTGTTCATATACGAACCCTGAATGGAAAAAATTCTTACCTGATAAATTTATTTTTGTTTCACCACACTCATTAGATGTGTTTAAAGATATGGGAGTACCGATGGATTTAATTGAGTACCCAATTGATATTAAAATGCCAAACAAAGAGTTGTCTCAAGAACAATTGATGTTGGACCCTGAATGGAAACACATTATTAATATTGGGTTATTTACTTCAGGTAAAAATCAAGGATATGCGTTTGAGATTGCAAGATTATTACAAGAATATAAAATCATGTTTCATTTTATTGGTAATCAGGCAAGTAATTTTATTGATTATTGGAGACCAATTATAGAAAACAAACCCGACAATTGTGTTATATGGGGGGAAAGAAATGATGTGGATACGTTTATACAGGCTTGCGACGCACACTTATTTAGTTCGATATTAGAATTAAATCCATTATCAATTAAAGAATCTTTGGAGTATGAAAAACCGACAATGATTTTTAATTTACCAACATACAAAGGAAAGTATGATGGTGAGAAATATATTCATTTTTTAACAGGTGATGTGGTTAAAGATAGTCAAAATTTATTATCCTTATTAGGTGTTCAGTTAATTGAAAAAAAAGTCCCTAAAATAAGAGTGGTTCATCTTTTATTAGACCCAAACAGTCCCGAAGATATTCCATTAGAGAAATGGGAATCGACTATTAAAAAACAAAACTTATCAATTTCTTGTTGGGAAAATATGAAAGATAGTTTTTTTGATTATGTTCCTCGTTATACTAAAGTAAATCGTACTGAATTACCTTATGAGAATTGTATGGACCCTGAGATTTTAAATCCATCTAAAGAATTTGAAAATAACCCACCAGTTTTAACATATGGTCATTATGGTGCATATAGGGCACATACTCAAGGTATATTGGAAAATTTTAGTGATGATGTGGACGCGTTAATAATAGCTGAAGGTGATTCATTTACAGATTTATCTCCAAAGGAATTCTATGATAAAGTTTTAGAGTCGTATTATTTTTCAGAAAAATTAGGATTTAGTTTTGTTACCTATGCAGGACCTTGTTATATGACAGGTGGTGATTGGGGAAAACTATCAATTGATATGGGAAATTGGATTCAAGTACCGCATTTTTTATTAGGTACGACATATATGATTATGAAATCCGAAAAAAACAACATTATAGATAAGATTCATAATACAGGATGGCACTCACCTGACTTTTGGTTAGCTTGGAATTACAACAATAGAAGTAAGATACTTTCAAGTAAAACCCCAATAGTTTATCAAAAAATTGGTTATTCTGTTTTAGATTATTTAGAAAAATAAATTTGTAGTTATAATTTATTTATGGAAAAGTTTTACAATATAGATGAACAAAGAGTGTGGAATGAAAAAAGCATGTGGTTAGAAGGTGGGAATGAATGGTCAAGTTCATTTATTACAACAGAAAATTTGTGGAATAAAGAAATTTTTGATTTTATAAAAGATTTTAGAGGTAAAAAAATAGTAGAAATTGGACCAGGTTTTGGTCGGATGACTCAATTTTTATCAATATTGGCGTCAGAATTAATTGTAATTGATTTAAATTCACTATGTATTGAAAAAACTAAAGAAAAACTAGGACATCATGTTTTGGCGTATTTTACTAATGATGGTAAAACATTAACAGGAGTTAGGGATAACTCTCAAGACTTGGTTTTTTCATTTGATTCTTTTGTTCACATGCATGCTAATGTGACTGAAGAGTATGTTAAAGAAATTTTTAGAGTGTTAAAACCAGGTGGTCAGGCTTTCATACATCATTCTTGGTTGTATGGTGGTAGTGAAAACTCATTTGATAATTCTGGAGGAAGGGCGAATATGTCACCAGAACAATTTAGAGGGTTTGTTGAAGACAATAAAATGAAAATTGTTTCCCAAACCCAAATACAATTTAAACCATTACACGCTTGGAATGGTATGGATATAATTAGTATATTTGAAAAACCCGAATAATATGGCACAAGGAGTACATAAAATAACTGAAGATTTTGAAAGGGCTCTGTGTGATTACACAGGAGCACCTTATGCAATTGCGTTAGACAACATGAGTAATGCGTTATTTTTGGCATTATATTATGAAAAAAACATAAAAAAAAGTTTGACATCAGAAAAAATTGATTGTCCATCTAAAACCTATCCATCTGTTCCTTGTGAGATTATTCACGCAGGATTTAAGGTTAATTTTACACCTGTAGAGGGAGACACCATTAAAGGGGCATACCCTTTATCACCAAGTAATGTTTGGGATTCTGCTCTAAGTTTTACTGCTGATATGTATATTCCAAAAACACATATGTGTCTTTCATTTACTGGTCCATATAAAACATTGAAATTAAGTAAAGGTGGTGCGATTATAACTGATGACCATAAAGCGATGTTATGGTTTAAACGTGCAAGATTTAGTGGTAGACGAGAGTGTTCGTATCATGATGATAATTTTGATATGTTAGGTTGGAATTTTTATATGATGCCAGAACTTGCGGCTAGAGGATTATTAATGATGTCCCAATTTTATGATTTGAAAGGAAACAAAAAACACATGAGTGATTTGGAATTACCTTATCCTGACTTATCTAAATTTGAAATATACCAACAATGAAACATGTTGTATCATGTAGATTAATGGGCGGACTCGGTAATTACATGTTTCAAATTAGTACCGCGTATTCACTATCTTTGAGGGATAAAAAAGAGTTTATATGTGATTATTCTGATAGTACAGTACCACAAAAACCTTATCATACATATGCTGACAATATATTCAGAAAAATAAATTTTACAGATAAATTACCATCTTTTGTTTCTTTTCATGAATATGGAACTGAGTACAATGAAATCCCTAAAATAGATGATAATGTTAAAATATTTGGTTACTTTGGTAGTGAAAAATATTTTAAAAATTATCGAAATGAAATTTTAGATTTGTTTGAGATTGATGAAAAAAATAAGGATGAATTAAATGAAAAATATTTGGATTTAATTAATCATCCTAATAGTTGTTCTATTCATGTTAGAAGAGGTGATTATTTAAATCTACAAGATTATCATAAAGTACAAAGTATTGATTATTACATTAACGCTTATAATGAAATGGGTCACGATAAGAAATATTTAATTTTCTCTGATGACCTTGAATGGTGTAAAGAAAACTTTGATTTTATTGAAAACAAAGTTATAATTGAGGGTAATACTGATTATCAGGATTTGTATTTAATGTCACTATGTAAGAATAATATAATATGTAATTCTACCTTTAGTTGGTGGGGTGCTTGGTTAAATAAAAATATTGATAAAAAAGTTATTATGCCTAAAAATTGGTTTGGGGTGTTATATTCTCATTTATCGATTAATGATGTTATTTGTAATGAATGGGTTGTAATATGAAGAATATAGTTTTAATTGGAGGGGGTAACCAAGCCCACTATACGATTGATATCATTGAAAAAGAAAATAAATACAATATTGTAGGTATTATTGATTCTGTTCATGATATTGGTTCTGAAAGATTTGGATATAAAGTGATTGGTAGACAAGAAAATTTATCTGAATTAGTTAAAGAATATGAAATATATGGAGGCGTAATTTCCATCGGAGATAATTGGGGAAGATATAATGTATCTCAACAAATAAGGTCTTTAGTACCTGACTTTAACTTTGTTAATGCTATTCATCCATCAGTTGTAATAGGTAATAATGTAACATTAGGGGACGGAATAGTTGTAATGGCTGGATGTATATTTAATCCTAAATCGGTAATAGGTGATTTTACATTTTTCGCAACAGGTGCCCAAGTAGAACATGATTGTATTATTTCAGATTTTGCCAGCATATCTGCTGGTTCTGTAACTGGCGGTTATGTTAAGTTGGGTAAATACTCTGCACTAACTTTAGGTGTGACAGTATTAGATAGATTAGAAATAGGGGAAAACACCGTAGTTGGAGCGGGAAGTTTAGTGGTTAAGTCATTACCTGATAATGTTTTGGCTTACGGTAATCCCGCAAAAATAATTAGAAATAGAAACACAGGTGAAAAATTTTTAAAATGAAAACAGAAAATATTATTGAATTAAAAGACCAAGGTTATACAATTATTCGAAATTTAATTGATGATAATTGGTTAGATTTATTAAGAAATGGTTTGGATAAAGCTTTTATTGAACATCGACAAACTCAATTAAATAATGGTAATGACATCCATACTGATGGAGTTGCTCTCCATGTTTTATTGAGTAATCCTATCTTTATTAGTTTTTTAGAGGAACTCCAAAATACGGGATTTTTTAAGTTTTTATCTGAATCTTTTTTTGATAGTAAATGTATTATTAATTCGTTCAGTGGTTTAGACAATCTACCAAACCAACCAAATTTCTCGGCAATTGTTCACAGAGATTTAAGATTTTATTCTGGCGATTTCCCAATAATGTTAAATTGTTTGTTAATGGTCGATGATTTTACTATTGAAAATGGTGGGACATATCTATTACCATACTCTCATTTAAATAAAAGAAAACCAAGTGACGAGGAATTTTTTCAAACCGCAATCCAAGCGGTTGGAAAAAAAGGTGACATGTTAATTTTTAATGCTAATGTTTGGCATTCATCGGCACCAAACACCACTCAAGACCATAGAAGAGCAATTCCAATTACTGTTAGTAAATCATTTATGAAACAATTATTGGATTATCCAAGAGCAATTGGATATGATAAAATTGATGAGTTTAGTTTTGAATTACAACAATTATTAGGTTATCACTCAAGAGTTCCAGCATCATTGGATGAATGGTACCAACCTGAAAGTAAAAGATTTTATAAAAAAGACCAAGATTAAAAATATGAATACATTGAAAATTAACGATACAGAGTATGACATGTCCTCACCATCAGGTTTGGAATTTAGAAACCAATATATAACATCTTTTGGTGACGAGGTGTTACCAAAAATTAGTGTTAATTGGAATCACATTGATGGATTTTATTTGAATCTTAAAACAGATGAGGATAAAGAATTTTTAGTAAAATTTTTTGATAAAGACGATACATTATTGTATGAGACAACATTAAAGAATAATATGTATTCTAAATTAAGTAGAAAATATTACAATGGAATACGATATGAAATTTATTATGAATCAAAATTAGTCACACAAGATACAATCAACTTTAAGGGTAAAAGAGTTTATATTGCGTTTGATTCATCATCTTTGGGGGATACAATATCATGGGTTCCATACTGTGAAGAATTTAGAAAAGTTAATGAATGTGAATTGATAGTTTCTACTTTTTATAATTATTTTTTTGAAAAATCATACCCAAACATATTGTTTACCCCACCTGGAGGTGTGGTACATAATATTCACGGTATGTTTAATGTGGGATGGTTTTACGATAAAGACCGAGAACCAAAATACCCATCATCAATACCACTTCAAAAGGCGATTACAAATATATTGGGATTAGAATTTAAAGAATTACAATCTAAAGTTTATTTTGAACCAAAAAAACGACCTTACAATGAGAAATATATTTGTATTGCAACAAACTCAACTGCAGGTTGTAAGTTATGGAATAATCCTAATGGGTGGACTGAACTTGTGAAGTACTTAAAAGGTTTAGGTTACCTTATAGTTAACATTTCAAAGGATGGTGATAAAATTGATGGAGTGATTAATTTAAAAGATGATTCAATGATGAATACCATGAATGTAATTCATCATAGTGAATTTGTTATTGGATTATCAAGCGGATTGTCTTGGTTAAGTTGGGGGTTAGGTAAACATGTTGTAATGATTTCTAATTTTACTGAATCTGACCATGAATTTACAATTAATTCTACTCGAATTACAAATAATAAAGTATGTAATGGGTGTTGGAATAATCCTATGTTTAAGTTTGATAAAGGTGATTGGTATTGGTGTCCCGAACATAAAGGAACTGAAAGACAATTTGAATGTCATAAATCAATTACTTCTGACATGGTAATTGAACAGATTCAACATCTATTGATGTAAATAATTAGTCTAATTTAGTCTTTTTAATTTGATTAAAAGTCCTCATTAGTTTGAGACTATCTCGATAGTTCTTTTCAAGACGCTCCAATTCTTTTTCATTAACCACAGACTCCAAGGCAACATTGTATGCTTCCTCGGCTTCTTTGATAATTTTCTCTATTGTCTTAATAAGCTTCATATAATATAAATATAGTTTAAGGGTGTGTTTATTTATCTTTTAACATTTCTATTTTTAAATTGTATAAAAACTCATCATCGAGTTATTTATAGTACAAATGGCAGTAATAATAATAACATCGTGTGATACCGCAATCTCGTATGAGGTTAATTTGGTTGGACCTGTATTAACACTTGGTGAGGTTAACTTTTTTTCCTTAACTGGGTCAACGCCTGATGGTTGTTATACATACGATGGTCCAGGTACCACTCCTGTTGATACTATTTCAGGGAAAACACCATATCCCGATTGTCCAACTTGTCTTGCCACGATAACCACACCAACACCAACCACAACTGAAACTCCAACGCCAACTCCTACTCTAACTCAAACACCTACAACTAGTGGTGTTTATAATTCATATTATCTTACAGGTTGTTGTGATGGTTCAACACTTGAAATCCTTTCGGGACCCGTATTATCGTTAAATCCTGGTGATATTATATATGTTGTTTGGGATAATACAAATCAAAATAATTGTTTTACGGTTGTCGGACCGCAAATAGGATATCCGACATATGTGTGGAATCCTATAGATGACTTTTTTAGTTCACCGTATATTGATTGTGATGCTTGTATTGTTGATAATGAAGTACCATGTCCAACACCAACACCGACCGTAACACCAACCATAACACCTACTGAAACTCCAACTCCTACTATTACATCAACAAATACACCATCAGTAACACCATGTAGTTGTCAGTATGTTAGTGTTAATGTTAATCAAACAGATTTAAATTCTGCATCGGGTAATACTAACCCAAGTTTAGATGGTGTAATTTTTTATCAATATAACACTTGTACTAACCCAAATCCTCAAGTTGATGAATCATATTCTGTTGCTGGTAATTACGTGGATAGTGTATGTGTACTTGCAAATCAATTTTCAGCTTCATTATTATATTATTATCAAGATGATAATATAATTGATTCACAATCAAGTCCTGGTTCTTTTTTAAGTAGTTATTCACTTGGAGGATGTTGTGTTGATTTAACCCCTACCCCAACACCAACTGAAACGGAGACTCCAACACCTACGCCAACTAATACTGAAACACCCGCAAATACCCCAACAGAGACTCCAACACCTACAAATACTGAAACACCTACAAATACCCCAACAGAGACTCCAACACCCACAAATACTGAAACACCTACAAATACACCAAGTGTGACTCCAACTAAATCACCGTTCTACAATTATTATTTAACGGGATGTTGTAGTACAGAAACACTAAGAATTTTCTCAAATACTGATTTAGGACTTACTTTGGGTCAATTTAAATATTTAACTTTTAGTGGTGGTTCAATTAGTACTTGTTGGCAGGTTGTAACAAATATTCCATTAACAAATATAAGTTATACTTGGAATCCTGGTGGGGGTGATACTATAGACCCTGTTGATTATACTAGTTGTGGTGATTGTGTTACGTCAAATCCTTGTGATACTGTAATCTCAATAACTTCTTGTGACACATCAACGACATATATTGTTAATTATGGTGCATTTTTACCTTCAATAGGTGACGTATTCTACTATACTTTTGCGGGCTCAACACCTGAAGGATGTTATACTTTTGATGGTGAAAGTGGTTTAAGTCCTGTTGATACTATTTTTAATAAAACACCATATGATGATTGTTTGACTTGTTTGTCTGTACCAACACCAACCCCAACCGTAACCAATACACCAACTCCAACTACAACTCCAACCACAACTACAACTCCAACTCCGACAATTACCCCTACCAATACTAAAACACCGACAGTAACTCCGACTAATACAAGTACACCGACACCAACTCAAACAGAACCTTATGATGTTTATTTATTTGAGGAGTGTGGTAACCCATCAAATCAATTTAGATTTGAATATGTACCAGGTACTTTAATTGTTGGTGATGTTTATCAGATTAGTGGACCATACTTTAATGGATATGCGACGGTTCTAACTTATGTTGCTACAGGACCATTATATTCTTCAGTTGGTAGTGTTTTCACAGGTGCTGGGTCATGTCCGACACCTACACCCACACCAACCACTACATCAACTCAAACACCAACTCCGACAAATACTCCAACAGTAACTCCTAGCGGTGGACCATGTTCATCTACTTATTGCTTCAACACTACATTATCTACTTTATCAGGATATAGTGGTAATTACGCATTAACAGGAACTTATAACACATACAATTATTATGTTGGAGATGGAACAACTACAGGTTATGTCTATAATACAGGTAATCAGTGGTGTTTAAGTTCAAGTTTGGGTGGTTCTTGTTTATTGTCAGGAACAACACCTTGTGATTCAGTTTGTCCTGATATTTCAGCCAACAACTTTACAAGTGGACCATGTCCAACACCTACGCCAAGTCCTGTAAATTGTGAAACTTTTGATTTTACTGCTTATTTTGATTGT